GGGTTGGATTGAGACGCTTTAATCCTATTGATACATTGACAAATTACAATAAAAGAAAAGGAGAGCCATGGTAACACCAGGAAGCCACGACATTACAATTTATCAAGGTGCCACTTTTGAGCTGCAAGTGCAATATAAAGACAGCACTGGTACGCCCGTAAATATGAGTGGCTATACCGTGGCTTCCAAACTTTATGATCGGCTAGGAGCAAACAAGATTGCTGATTTTGCAGTTAGCTACGTAAGTCAGGCGAGTGGCATTTTTAAAATTCGCCTCGAAGCATCAGGAACGCAAAGCATTACAGAGCAAGGTCAATATGACGTACTGGTAACAGAGCCAGATAATAGTGCATATTATTTAGTTGAAGGCAATGCCTATGTGAATCGCGGGCTTAGCTGGCAATGACAGTCACTGTTCAACAATCCTCTACAACTGTTGTCGTTTCAGAAGAGCCGTCTTCTGTAGTGGTCAATGAACAGACAAATGGAATAGTAGTTTCCGCCGCAGTTTCTCCTTCCATAGAAACCATCGCCTCTCCCATTGTTAAGCTTGAATTCTTTGGCGAGGGACCACAAGGCGTTATTGGGCCGCAAGGTGAAAAAGGAATCAACTTAGACGAAACCGCTAAGATTGATGGAAGTGTTGTTTATTACGACGCAGCATCTTCCAAATTCAAGGCAGATGCAACTGTCACAAAAAGCTTATTAACTGACGGGGGCAATTTCTAATGGCGAATACCATTCGCATTAAGCGTCGCGCTAGTGGTGCCGCTGGTGCCCCGTCAACTTTGGCCAATGCTGAATTGGCTTTTAATGAAATTGATGATACTTTGTACTATGGCAAAGGAAGTGGCGGAGAAGGAGGAAGCGCTACAACTGTAGAGGCGATTGGTGGCAGTGGCGCTTTTGTTTCGTTGTCTGGCAATCAAACGATTACTGGCAATAAAACCTTTACTGGCACCGTTGTTCTTCCTACGCTCAGTTCACTTTCTACATCGGGAAATGTTGTTGTCGGCGGAGATCTCACGGTTAATGGCACCACTACAACTATTAATAGCACCACGTTAAGTGTTGATGATAAGAATATTGAACTTGCATCCACTGCATCGCCCTCTGACTCTGGGGCGGATGGAGCAGGGCTGACAATTAAAGGTGACACTGATAAAACTTTTAATTGGCTCAATGCTACTGATGCATTCACTAGCAGCGAACATCTTGAACTGGCTAGCGGAAAAGCTTTTTATATCAATGGTGCAAGCGTATTAAATGCCACCACGCTGGGAACTGGTGTTGTTTCTTCTAGCCTGACAAGCGTCGGGACGATTGGCACTGGCGTTTGGCAGGGCACGACTGTTGCCATTGCTTATGGCGGCACTGGAGCTACCACTGCTTCTGGCGTGAGAGCCAATTTAAGCCTTGGAGACATGGCTCTTCAGAGCGCTAGCAGCGTGTCCATTACTGGAGGAACCATTGCAAGCGCCACGCTTAGCGGCGTCACTTTTGACAATGTGACGATTGACGGCGGCTCTTATTGACAGTAGACTGCGGCTCTGTTGTTTCAACCACAATGAGCTTTTCCGATCAGTGGTATCAATATCAAGTGGATCACATCTCTGATGCTCTTCAAGAGCTTCTTAATGATGACAACCCCAGTCTCGCAATCAAGGGACTAAGCGAGGCCATTGCTAGCTGGGAAGATTATCACGAAAAAGAGCTAGCCAAATGGAAGCGCCTCAGGGCGCTTTTGAATTGGGAAGCTGGTAGGTAATCCTTAATTCCCCTCCTAATGCCTTCACAGCCTCGCTAGCACTTGCTGGCGGGGCTGTTTCAATGAGAACAGACGGAACAATGGCATTGGGAAGGGGAGTGATTTTGGCTTCAGGAAAAAGCTTATGGGCCTCCCATGCAAGAGCATTGGCTTTGTTTTCTCTTTCCTCTTGCTCCCATTGCGCCACCAGGGAAGCAGTTTGTTTGTCAACGGCTTCCATGACAATTTTGGTTTTCCATTCGGTCCAGTCTGGACGGCAATGTTCCATAAGTCGTTTGAACCATGGATTAAAAGCAAGAGAGGGCCATCTTGTGACGGCCCAAAGTCCTGCTTCGTAGCAGAGAGCATTAAACCAGCTTTCCTTGCTCATGGCCTAATAAGCACTGCCCATCCATCGTTCGCCTTTACTTCCCAGCGAGGCAGCCAATAATCATTAGGAAACTCTGCAAGCTTGCCTCCGCCCGAGCTGATATAACCTCCCTTTACGAGATCAGCAGTTCCAAACGGATCATTGTGGATGGTGGCATCATTTGTATAACCAACAACAACGCTCCAATGGCCACCTCCAGAGGGGCGACGATAGTTGCCGTGATGAAGCCATCCCACCGCCACTGGACGACCAGCATCAATTTCTTTTTTCAATGCATTGAGATTAAATGATTGAGAAAACGATGCTTTTAAGCCAAGGCTTTGCAGCGCTTTGACTTGCGCAGACGAATTTGTAGTGTCGCCAAACTTGGCTCTGATGACATTGTATTCATCATCTCCCTTTATCTTCCCGTAGAACGCTGCCAGCATTGCGCAAGAACTGCTAAAACATTCTCTGCCGCCCTGTCCCGATGCATTATCTCGTTGTGAAAAATAGGGTACATTTAGTGGCTTGCGCTCCGCCCCATCATTTCGATAGAGCTTTGCAAATTCCGCAAGTTCATTTTGCGTTAGTTGTTTTTGCAGCCATTGCCATGCCTCTTTTTGATGGCGCAACTCTTGGTAATACTTTGCGGCATTAGAAAGCTCAATCATTGTTATTTCCGAGAGCAATGGAGAATATTGGTTCATTAAGCGAATGAGCTTATCAGCATAGCCAGGGTCGGTAGCATAGCCTTCGCTTTGTAGCATTTTTGCCGCCGCTTCACGACGTGGCGCATGATTTACTCCCTTGTATTGTTTCCAATCTAAATACCAACGACTAACTAGGTATTCAATGCATGCGGCAAGGCTGGGAAAGTCAATAAATCCAGCCTTGATTTCCACCCATTGACCGTCGTAAAACTCCTTAGTAGTAGTCGTTGTTCCAGCGCCTTTTAGGCCGAACGCATTCCAAGTGCCAGAAAAATGCTTTCCAAAGCCGCTTTCAAGAGCCCATTGAGCTGCCACCAGCTCAGGGAATTTAGCCCCCACGCGCTTTGCATGGAGGCTTACGCCCTGCCAAGAGTTTTCAACGGCAGTAGCCATTGTTTGCTTCAGTCCTTCACGCGGAAGATAGCCTTAAGACCAGTCAGGATCAGTTGCAGGATATTGTTTTCCTTGTAAGGGGTGCGCTCAATAATTTGATCAAGAGCAGCAACGATAATGCCGCCAACAACGAACCATTCGACGCCAGTCATGATGATTCTCCTAGGGAGTGTTTCCTAAAGCCTAGCGTTTAATTTCTAGGCTACGCACCCTGGTTTCAATATCGCTCATCTTATCAGTAAGCGCGCTAAGTTTTTCCGTAATGCTTTCAATTTGCACTGCCACTTTGGCTTGTTGATTGCCAACAGTGATAAGCATGGCTCCAGTGGAAAGAAGCATGCCAGCCGTGATAGTGGCCACGAAATTGGCCATGCCTGCCTTAAATGGTTCCATGGAGATTTCCTGCAGTTTTTATATTAGCTAATGCGCACTATTCTCTAAAGGCCCGTTAGATTATTTCCAGAAAAAGTAAATAGTGCCATGCCAAGAGCGAATGGTCCCGATGAGCTGCTTTATTCTCTCATTGAACTTCGCCCTGGAGACGCAAGACGCAGGTTTCGTAAGAGTATTTTTGAAGACTATCCGCTTCGTGGTCCTCTTGGACAATGTGCCTGTGCGTACTGCGGGCGATGGGATCAAAAACTAACCATTGATCACATTGTTCCCAAAAGTAAAGGCGGGCCTCATTTTGCAAAATATAATTTAGTGCCAAGTTGTCAAGCCTGTAATTTGCTAAAGGGAGCAGATCCAATTTTTGAATGGTGGCGCCCGCAGCGCTTCTGGACTGAGAAGCGCGAAGAAATTTTATTGGCATGGGTGCATCACAATAGTTTTGTTAGCGCCCACACTTCCTTGCAAGACATTGAGGCTTTTGCTGAGGAGCGTGATTATTACATTCCACCGTCAAAAGAAGAAGCCCCCATTTCTGGGGGCTTTTGTTATACAGAATGGCAGGCAGCTTAGGCTTTATCTACTAGCGCGAATAGATCGCCTTCTTTAGGAGGAAGATCGTAACGAACGCCAGGAATGGGACACACGCCATCTTTGCATTCCATATTGCTTTGAATGGCATCAAGAGCTTCACGTTCTTGATCAGTTTCAAGAGCAAAGATTATTTGATTGAGATACCATTTTGCTTTTTGTAGATCTTCGAGGCCGCCTTTCTTTTCGTAGCGCCAAACATATTTGATCACATTGCCCTTGCAAAAGCCGCGATAGGCTTCGGCGCTCATGCTTGCTTCAATGCCCTCAATGGCCTCAATGCCACCATTGTTGTAATGAGAAGGATGATGTACGGGGTGGGAAATAACGGGAGCTTGTTCAAAAGGCATTGCCATTTTCCTCGAATGCTTGAAAGGCTTCTTTAAAGAGAGGGCGGGCCAGTGTGGCCAGTGCTTGAGCGTAGCATTGAATTTCGCCTTGTGCATCTGGCTTGTCGCGCAATGACAAGAAATGCAGAAGAGCTTGCAAGCTACAGGTCCAAGTGAAGCTGGTGTAGGTGCTCATGGGCATGATTCCGCGAGCTTGCTCCTTGCTCACGCCTAGCGTCAGGAGCGCCCTGTAAGCCTGTTTAGCCTGCTCCAATGCCTTGGCATATTCAATCATTGCCACGTGGTTCATAGAGGGCTCTAGATCGCCCGCAGAGGCTTGTTTATTGCTGGCGCTTTGGTAGCGAAACTGACGAGGCATGTAACAAGTGTCATCATCAGCTTCGCAATAGCGAAAGCTTTTTTCATTCCAGCCCAGTTGATCATTGGCATAGGTGCCGCCAATAACATGCTTCCACCATTGACGAGCAATGAATAGCGGAGCTTTGATTTGCCATTTTGTGACAACGCCCCTAAAGGGACTGGTGTGCTGATGCTTCACCAAATAGTTAAGAAGCTTTTGATCCTTGTCAGTCCATTCAACAGAGGCTTGATCGAAAGACTGCCGCGCATCACAAACAATGTCAAGCGAAGTTCCCATCCAATCGATGAGCCTGACAAAGCTAATACCGTCACAGAGGGGATCAATGGTTTGAAGAGGAGAGGAAGTCATGAACTAACAGAAAGGGGCGAAGCCTCTGGAAGCCAATAATAGGCGCCACCTTCGTTTCCGCGTGCCAAACAATGCGAGCTTTGCTTTGTCTTCCATTTTTCACGATGGCAGCAATGGTGCCGATCAAACTAGTAG